ACCACGGTAAAACGTGATGGCAACGAACCCGTTAAGCTGTACAAAAAGGGCGGCGGGGTTAATGCCGCTGGTAACTACACCAAACCCGGGATGCGTAAAGCTATGTTTGAAAGCATTAAAGCCCGCGCAGTTCAGGGTACAGGTGCAGGTCAGTGGTCAGCGCGTAAAGCTCAGTTGCTTGCAAAGAACTATAAGGCCAAGGGCGGTGGGTATAAAAATTGAAAGCCCCACAACAGTCGCTTAAAAATTGGGGAGACCAGAAATGGCGAACCAAAAGTGGGAAGCCCTCGTCAAAAACGGGGGAGCGTTACCTTCCGGAAAAAGCAATTAAGGCATTAAGCTCCGCCGAGTATGCCGCTACAACAAAGGCAAAACGCGCAGGAAAAGCAGCAGGTAAGCAGTTTGTAGCACAACCCAAAGGCATCGCAAAGAAAACGGCGGGATTTAGAAAATGACAACTACGGGCGCAACAGCATTTAATCTCGAATTTACTGAGATAGCTGAAGAAGCATTTGAACGTGCTGGGCGCGAGATGCGCTCTGGGTACGACTTACGTACTGCCCGTCGTAGTATGAACTTGATGACTATCGAATGGCAAAATCGTGGCATTAACATGTGGACGATTGAGCAAGGTACTATTAATTTGATACCGGGGGTTGTTACCTATGCCCTCCCACTCGATACAGTAGATTTGCTTGACCATGTGATTCGCACTGGACAAAATAACATTTCTACCCAAGCCGATTTGACCATTTCGCGCATCTCGGTGTCTACATACGCTACGATACCTAACAAACTAAATACTGCGCGTCCTATTCAAGTATGGGTACAGCGTATGTCGGGGCAACAAACTCCCGCTAATATTGCTACCACCGCGGCGATAAATGCTTCGGTTACATCTATTCCGGTTACTTCTGTAGTAAACCTTGCATCTTCTGGCTTTATCCAGCTAGATAACGAGATTATTTATTATAATAATTTAGACGTTGCTACTAATACTTTACAGGCTTGCCAACGCGGACAAGCAAACACTACTGCGGCGACCCATACGATAGGTACCACGGTATATATTCCTAACCCACCATGTATAACATTGTGGCCTGTACCTGATAATTCGACTCCGTATCAGTTTATTTACTGGCGTATGCGCCGCATTAAGGATGCTGGGGACGGTATTGAAACTCCAGATATGAACTTCCGTTTTCTGCCTTGTGTCACGGCGGGGCTGGCGTACCATATTGCAATGAAAATCCCAGAGGGGTTGGAGCGTTTGGATATGTTGAAAGCGGCCTACGAAGAACAGTTTAATTTATCCGCAGGGGAAGACCGAGAAAAGGCTACAGTTCGGTTTGTACCTCGTATGCTTAGAGCGCGGTAATGGGTAATAGGTTTGCGTCAGGCTATAAAAGTATCGCGGAATGCGATAGATGTGGGTTCCGTTATAAGCTGCGGGAACTGCGAAAGTTAGTCGTTAAAAACATCGTTCAGAACACCAAGGTATGCCCGCGGTGTTGGGACCCTGACCACCCACAATTAAAACTGGGTATGTACCCGGTGGACGACCCTCAAGCAGTACGGGAACCGCGTCGGGATTTGAGCTTAAATCAGTTGAATATTGGTTCAAGGGATATTCAGTGGGGCTGGAATCCGGTAGGATTTGGTAATGGTGGAGATAACCAATTAGCGATTAACAACTTGGTCGCTGTAACACAAACCGGAACTGTAACCGTGGTGGTTGGATAAATTAACTTAGGAGTAGACATGGACAAGAAACAAGTTAAGGCGATAGCCGACAAAGAAGTTAAAGTGCATGAGAAGAAAATGCACAAGATGGCTAAAGGCGGCGTAACAGGTGAAGCTATGCGTAAAGTTGGTCGCAATATGGCTCGTGCTATGAACCAAAAATCTACTGGCAGGGGTCGATAATGGCTAAGTTTTCTAAAAAGATGATGGGTAAAGAAGTTGGTGACGCCGCCGTGTACGCTGCTCCTCATACCGAAGTCCCCGCAACCGATAAGTCTGATCCACAAAACAAGAGTGCTAAACAGCTTGGCCCTCGTACAGGTGTACAGCGTGTAAGCGCGGGTGACCCCGGTGCAAATGATGTCAAAACAACCGGCATTAAGATTCGTGGTGGGGGTGCAGCAACTAAAGGTACGATGGCTCGTGGCCCTATGGCTTAAAGGTAATGTATGAACTACGCTGATCTGTGCACAAACATAGAAAGTATCTGTGAAAACAATTTCACAACGGCAGAACTCGCCATGTTTACTGAACAGGCCGAGCAAAAGATTTATAACTCTGTACAGATTCCGGCGCTACGTAAAAATGTTACTGGAACCCTGACCGTTAATAACAAGTACCTTAGTATCCCTGAAGACTATTTGTACACGTACTCGCTGGCGGTTATTGACTCCGTAGGTAAGTATAACTATCTGTTAAATAAAGACGTTAACTTTATCCGCGAAGCTTACCCAATCCCTACATCATCTGGGATACCAAAGTGCTACGCCAACTTTGATCAAAATACACTCATTCTTGGCCCTACGCCGAATCTAGCGTATTCGGTGGAATTGCACTATGGGTACTACCCCGAGTCTATTGTTACTGCGGGCACTACATGGTTAGGTAACGAGTTCGATACTATTCTTCTAAACGGTGCGTTAGTTGAAGCAATCCGGTTTATGAAGGGCGAAGCGGATATGGTGGACTTGTATCAAAAGCTGTACTTGCAAGCACTTACACTGTACAAAACAATGGGCGACGGCAAACTGCGTCAAGATGCGTATCGTTCTGGTCAGGTACGTGTCCCAGTTACCTAAGGAAATTTATGTTTACTACTCCTGTTATTCCTGAAGTTGGTAGCGTCATTGTGGAAACTACGCAACATCGTGGGTTCACTCCTGAAGAGTTGTTACCACAAGCGATGGACAAGATTATTTACGTAGGGGACAACGCGCACCCAATTATCCGTGATCAAGCAAATGTATTTAAAATGCATGTAGGCCATATAGTGTTGCACTATATGCATGAGGCTGTTCGTCAAGACCGCGCTACATTAGCTGAAAAACTACGGGCGCTAGGACACCCGGAATTAGTAACCCTTTTGGAGATTTAACATGGCATTTTCTGGCAATTATATGTGCACCTCTTTTAAGAAAGAGTTGATGCAAGCAGTACACAACTTTAACAGCGCGGGCGGCAATACGTTTAAGCTGGCTCTGTACGATAACTCGGCGTCATTTACAGCGGCTACAACTGCGTATACATCAACCAATGAAGTAGCGGCGTCGGGTTCTTATAGTGCGGGTGGTGGTGCGTTGACGAATGTTACCCCTACAAGCTCGGGTACTACGGCGTTGACCTCGTTTAGCAACCTGTCGTTTACTTCGGCAACAATCACGGCGTTTGGCGCACTAATCTACAACAGCAGTGCCGCAGGTAACCCGTCTGTTATAGTGCTGGACTTTGGTGGCGCAAAGACTTCGACCTCGGGTACGTTTACGATTATTTTCCCGACTGCCGACGCAAGCAACGCGATTATTCGTATCGCTTAAAGGAGCATCATGGCTGATGCCGTTGTAGCATTTGAAGGGTGGAATGCTTCTGGCATTAGCTGGGGAGATCAAGGCTGGGGCGTAGGTAATTCTACTACGCCAAGTGTAGGGCAAGTCGGTACAGTATCAGTTGATGTTGCCGCTAGTGTTTCAGTTAATGTAACCGGCGTTTCAGCAACAGGTAATGTTGGGACGGTCACCGCCAGCGATAGTGCAAATATTTTGGTTACTGGGGTTAGTGCGGCAGGAAATGTTGGAACGGTAACAGTTAGCACCACTACAAGTGTTTCAGTTAATGTAACCGGCGTTTCAGCAACAGGTAATGTTGGGGCGGTCACCGCCAGCAATAATGCACAAGTAACAGTTACTGGGGTTGTAGGCACTGGGCAAGTGGGTACGGTTATTGTTACCCCCGCAGTTAATGTACTACTGCAAGGGGTATTTGCTACTGGACGGGTTGGAAATGTTTCGGTTCAGGCTTCAGCCCAAGTGTCCCTAACAGGAGTTTTTGCTACTGGCTACGTGGGGCAAGTGGTACTATGGCGCATAATTAATGATGCACAAACTCCTAATTGGCAAAACATTTCTGATGGGCAATCCCCGGGGTGGGGAACAATAAATGATGGTAACAACGTCGTATGGGTTCAAATTTAAGGGAATAATATGTCTAGTACTTACACCAATTCATTACGGCTGACCCTACAAGCCACGGGCGAAAATAGCGGTACTTGGGGTGATATTGTAAACGGCGGGGTCACTAGTCTAGTTGATGCCTCTATCGCTGGAACGGCTACGGTAACACACACTGATGCCGCCAACTACACGCTGACAGTAGCCAACGGTGCGACCGATGAAGCCCGCCGGATGTTTTTAAATATCGCTGGCACGTTGACCGCGGCAAGGAATGTTGTATGCCCCAGTGTGTCAAAACTATATTTTTTGACTAATAACACTACGGGCGGTTTTGCAGTAACCCTTAAAACTTCTGCCGGTACCGGTATAAGCGTACCTAGCGGTAAATCAGCGGCTCTATATTGCGACGGTACAAATGTCCTTGAAGCGTTTAATAATATATCTTCGCTTGGGGCGCTCACTGTTACTTCATTGACCAATTCCGGGCTTACTTCAGGGCGTGTAACCTACGCGGGTGCTTCCGGACTTCTGCAAGATTCGGCTAACTTAACATTTAATGGTACTACGTTAACAGCAAACACGTTAGGACTAACTAACGCTTTGACAGCAAGCAACGGAGGCACTGGCTTCAGCAGCTATACAACCGGCGATACGCTGTTTGCGTCGGGCGGTTCTACCATATCAAAACTTGCTCTTGGCACTAATGGCTTCATCTTGACCGCAGGTGCATCAGCCCCTCAATACACTAACCCCGCTTCGCTGACAGTAGGCACTGCAACAACCGCAGGTAAAAGCACTAACATAGCCGGGGGCGCAGCCGGTTCAGTCCCATATCAAACTGCGCTGGATACTACAAGTTTGTTGGCGTTAGGTACTAACGGGTATGTTCTTACGGCGGGTGCGTCTGCACCTACTTATGTAGCGCAAAATACCTTATCTGTAGGATCAGCCGCTACCGCAACATCCGCAACTACAGCAACTAACGTAGCAGGTGGCGCAGCCGGTTCTATCGTATACCAGACGGCGCTTAACACCACGGGCCTGTTGGCGCTGGGTACATCTGGTTTTGTATTAACCGCAGGTGCTTCGGCTCCGGCATGGAGTAACTCACTTACACTCACAGGCAATCTTAGTGCAGCGGCATTAATACCTACCGGTTCTAGCGCACCTACTACTGGTTTGTACGCACCCACAGGTAGCACTGTGGCTCTGGCGGTAAATGGCAATACCCCAGTTTATGCGGACGCAAGCGGTAATGTCGGCGTTGGTACGGGTGTAACTACTCTGGGGGCAAAGCTTGACGTAGTTGGTACAACACGATCTTCGGGTGGGTTCCTCCCCACTGTTAATTCTGTTTCTAACCAATCAACCGCGTTTACGATTAATAGCGATAGCTTGGGCCAATATAATTTCACCGCCCAGACAAGTAACTTTACTTTTAACGCCGATAGCGGTAGCCCGACAAATGGAACAAAAATTGTTATAAGAATTACCACCGGTGTAGCTACCCCGGTTATTACATTTACCGGCGGGGTTTCCAAAGGATTTCGTCCGATGGGGGTTACCTTGTCCGTAAGTGGCAGTAACTTTACATACACAACCACATCAAGTAAAACAGTGTATTTCGGCTGTATCTACAACTCAGACGCCGCTCGTTGGGATATTGTAGCTCTGGCGCAGGAGGCATAATAAATGGCTGTACGAACATGGTCTGGCGGTGGCGGCGCTAGTAATAACTGGTCAAATACCGCTAACTGGAGCACCGGAGTAGTACCGACTTCATCAGATACAGCTACGCTTGACGTTGGTACCATAGCAACATATGGAGTTAACTTAGATGTTAACACTACAATCCAAGCCATTACTTTTTCACAATCTGGTGGGTCTAGTTCTGCTACTTTTGCTACGAATAGTAATAGTATTACTGTAAGCAATACAGGCACTTGTTTTACTAATTCATCTACTGGTGCTAATGCCGTAACTTTTACTGGAACCGGCGGAATCATTGTAGGAAATACCTCTAGCACGTCTAAAACTATTTCCGCTGGCACCAATTTTGCAACCGGGCCAAATATTTCTGTTAGTGGGTCTGCTACTACTGCGTATACATTAGCCGTGACCGGCAAGATTAATAGCTTAACTATACCTTCTACGTTCCCCGGTACATTATCTAACACGGTTCGCACCCTTACTGGGTCATTATCTCTTTCAAGCAATGCTTCATTTTCTTGTACTGCCGGAACTAGTGCGACTACATTTGCCCCCACATCAGGCACAGTTACAATCAACACCAACGGAAAAACAGTTGATTTTCCAATAAATATTAACCCGGCAGCGGGCGCGACCGTACAACTTTCTGGCAATGTTTCCAACGGCACCACCAGAACCCTAACTATGGGGGACAACGGTACATTTGATTTAAACGGCAATACGTTTACAACCAGTAAATTTGTTAGCGCAAGCACTGATACGTCGCGCACTATTGCGTTTGGTAGTGGTGGGGCTATTACGTGTAGCGGTAGCGGTACGGCGGTAGATTTTTTTAATAGCGTTACTAGCAGCGTAATGCCGTTAATTACCGGAACCGGGCAGATAAATGTAACTAACGCTGGAACTTCCGCAGTAACTATTAACTTTGCTAATGCTGGCGGTAGTTCATCTAGCCGAGCACCTTCATTTGTATTTAGTGGCGGGGCTTACACATGTACGTTCGCCCAATTTGGGGGTAGCACTAACTTAGACTTTAGCTCGTTTACTGGTACGTGGGCGGGGTTTAATAGTAATACACCTATTTATGGAAACCTTACGCTCTCAAGCAGCATGACGGTTTCGTCATCATCAACTGCACTTAGTTTTGTATCCACCGGGACTCAAACATTTAACGGTGCAGGTAAAACTAATCTTGGCTGCAACATACTTTTAAATGGTGGTTCTTCATCAGTTTTGCAGTTAGTCGGTAATAATGTTGGATTTGCTTCTGGCGTTCAACTTACTTGGTCTGCCGGGGGCATAGATTTAAACACCCGTACATTCACCTCCCCTAGCACAATTAACACAACCACCGGAACAGGGTGCAACCTGTTGTTTAACGGCGGAACATTTGTGTACCCCGGGGCGTCGTTTACCCCCGCAACAGACTTTGTTACTACCGCTGGTACGGGTACGGGTACGCTGTCCTTAACTAACAATAACGCCGTTTACAATACCTCGGTTACGCTAAACGCCGTACTTCAATTTGCTACTAACTTATCTTTTAATACCGGCAACCACACAATAGGCGGGCTGCTTAAAAATAATGGTGCCGCAGGGTCTATAACATTCCCCGTGGACACTACCACAACCATTACCGGCGATATTACCCTAGTAGGTATATCCGGTGGGGTAATCAGTATTAACACTGATGTAACCTCGCCTCAGCGCCAAGCAACGCTGTCCAAAGCTTCCGGCATAGTCTCGGTTACGTATGTCGCAATTACAAACTCGGCGGCAACTGGCGGGGCAGAATGGCGGGCGTATACTTCAAACGGTAACTCCGATGGGGGGAATAACACTGGATGGATATTTACCGCCCCAACCGCAGGCGGCACTAACTTTTTCCTAATGTTTTAACCATAGTAGGGGGTTAAAAATTGATCCACTTACAATTCTTGCGGCTGCAAAACTTGCTGCAAGCGCAATCAAACAAGGTTGTGAGTTATATCAGACAGCTAAAGCTGATGGTATGGAGTTGGTCGATGCCTACGGTAAAGTTAAAGATGTTGTGGCTGACATTAGTGGTCATCTGGGACACTTTTTTAAAGCGCATGAGCAGTTGGAAAAGCATGTTCACGAGGAAGAACTAAAGACTAAAAAAGTACGTGACCCGGAATTGTCGGTAAACCAAGAGGCATTTAACAGGGTAATGGCAGTAAAAGAAATGCAACGATTAGAAACAGAGCTGCGCGAAACCCTCGTGTACCAAGCGCCGAAAGAGTTGGGCGCAATATGGTCAGAATTTGAAGCGATGCGCGACAGGGTAAAAGCGGAACGTGCCGAGGTGCAGCGGCAAGAATTACAGAAACAACAGATGGCAGCTTGGCGAAGAGCAAGAATAGTAAAGAAGGTAAAAGAACAAACGACACTAATCTGTGCAGTCTTGTTCGTAACAGGGTGGTTTTTATGGCTAATGATAATGCTAAGAATGAGTCTGACGTACCGTGGTCTTTACTCATCGCCGTCGTCGCTCTGTGTTTTGTGTTGATCATTGCTCTCCCGATTATGGGGATAATGTATATGGACATGAATAACGCAACAATTGCAGCAATGGAAGAAATAAAGAAAATGCGGGAACTACGCGCCAAAATACTATTAGGAGTACAGGAATAATGCTTACGCTACTTTCAACGTTTCTATCGTTTTTAATGGGCGGCTTGCCTAAACTACTCGACTTTTTTCAAGACCGTGCAGATAAAAGCCATGAGCTTAAACTAGCCCAGATGCAGACCGAGCGCGAACTAGAACTACGTAAAGCCGGGTTTGAAATAGAACGCCAGATAGAAGAAATTAAATTAGACGAGATTAAGACCCAGACACAATCTGCGGAGAAAGTCTCGCTAATCGACGCACAAAATGCGGAGATGCAAGCTATATACGCCCACGATATCGCAATTGGTCAGGGTGCTAGTCAGTGGATGATTAACTACCGCACGGGTGTACGTCCAACAATTACGTATGGTTTCTTTGGTTTGTTAATGTTGGTAGAAATTGGCTTGTTCTTGTATGGTTGGAACCGTGGCGTGGAGTTTAATACGTTGGCAAACATGTTGTGGGATGACGAAACTCAGGCTTTGTTTGCAGCGATAATCAGCTTCCATTTTGGTGGTAGGGCGTTTGGTAAATGATAAGTCCCAAAGCCTTAAAGATGATTTCCCACCACGAGGGGGTAAGGAATAAACCTTACCGGTGCCCTGCCCGACTTTGGACAATCGGCGTGGGACATGTAATCGAAGCGAATCACGCCAAAGTGCCATTTGAAGACAGGCTAAGTTTGCCTTGCCCAGAAGGCTGGAACCGTGTATTTACAATGGAAGAAGTAGATGCCATACTTGCAAAAGACCTTGAGAGGTTTGAACGCGGAGTTCTTAAATATTGCCCTAGCGCTATTAATAATCAAAGCTGGCTTGACGCTCTTGTAAGCTTTAGTTTTAACCTAGGGTTGGGTACGTTGCAACGCAGCACATTGCGGCAAAAACATAATCGGGGCGACTATGCTGGTGCTGCCGACGAATTTTTGAAGTACACGAAAGCTGGGGGCAAAGTTTTAAAAGGGCTTGAGAACCGCCGCAAAGATGAACGCGCGTTATATCTATCAAGGGTTACATATGGCATTGAGAAAAATAACCCCTAAAGCGGGAGTCAATCGTGAGAACACTCGGTATTTTTCCGAAAATGGTTGGTACGCTTCCCAATGGACAAGGTTTCGTCAAGGCACTCCAGAAAAGATTGGTGGGTATACCCGCGTAACCGCGAACACGTTTGAAGGCACTTGCCGCGCATTACTTAACTGGGTAACACTTGGAGGAGCTAACCTACTCGGCGTAGGTACTAACGTACGCTATTACATTGAAAACGGGGGCACCTATAACAATATTACCCCGTGGAAACTTTTCTCTAGTACCGGAAGTTTAAGTAACCCGTTTACTACAGTAAATACATCATCTACGATTACTGTAGCTTCGTCAGGACATAATCTAGTTGTAGGTAGTATTGTAATTTATTCTGGCGCAACGGCGGTAGGCGGGATTTCTGCTGCAACACTAAATAGTCGCCATGTAGTTACTGCGGTTGTTGACGCTAATACATATCAAATCCAAGTCGGTACCACTGCTACGTCTAGCACTACTGGGGGCGGCACAGTAATATATACTTATTACAGCACCGAAGTTAAATTAACTAACCCGTTTACCACAAATCTAACTAATCCTACTCAAGTACAAGTAACTCAAACAGGAGCTAATGCTTTAGTAGGAGACTATGTATTTTTTTCTGGGGCTTCCGCCGTAGGTGGTATAACCATCGCTGGGTTCTACCGAGTATTCCAGTATATTAACGCAAATAACTACATTATTATATCGAGCACCCCGGCTACTTCGGTAGCTACTGGAGGGGGCACTGTGTTTGCTCGGTACGAAATACCGGTTGGCGCGGAGTTTCAAACACCTACTGAAGGTTGGGGTGCTGGCGCATGGAGTGCTGGGCAGTGGGGTATTGGCACAACAAGTTTTACCAACATGCGTTTATGGACGCACAGTAATTTCGGTGAGGCGTTGGTGTTTGCTCCCCGTGGGGGTTCGTTGTATTACTGGTCACCCGCGGTAGAAACCTTAAATGGGCGTGGTACAGCAATAATAACAATGAGCGGGGCAGATAACGTGCCGTTGTATGCAAACTCGGTTCTTATCTCAGACGTATCCCGGTTTGTATTGGTATTCGGTACTAACGATATTTACACTAATGTACTCGACCCTATGGTAATTCGTTGGTCGGATCAAGAATCCGTAGTGGATTGGACGCCGATGGCAACTAGCCAAGCAGGAAGTTTAAGGCTTTCCAATGGTTCAGAAATTGTCGCTCGGATACAAACACGACAAGAGATTTTGGTATGGACTGATACCGCGCTGTATTCATTACAGTATGTAGGTACTCCGGTTGTATGGGGTAGCACTTTAATGGGTGACAACATATCTATTATTGGGCCGAATACTGTGGCGTTGGGCGCGGGCGTAGCGTTTTGGATGGGTAACGGTAAGTTTTATAAATACGACGGTAGTGTACAAACATTACGATGCGACTTACGTCAGTATATTTTTTCAGACTTTAACTTAGACCAAACGCTACAAATTTCTTGCGGTACTAACGAAGCGTTTAACGAAGTGTGGTGGTTCTACCCCTCCGCAAATTCAATGGTGCCCAATCGCTACGTGATCTATAACTATTTGGAAGACACGTGGGCGTATGGCGAATTAACCCGGTTTGCATGGATTGACAAAAATACACGTAAGTATCCAATGGCTGCGGCGGCGAGCACAATTATGTACCATGAAAATGGGGTGGATGATAACTCAACAAGTACCACGGCCCCAATACCTGCGTACATCGAGTCTGGTGAATTTGATATTGATGACGGCGATCATTTTGGTTTTGTATACCGGGTATTGCCTGACATAAATTTTACTGGGTCAACAGTACAAAACCCCCAAGTAACATTAACGTTGTACCCAATGCAGAACTCAGGCAGTGGTTTCGGCACTTCAATAGGTGGAGACCGTAGTGCTAGTTCAACTCGTACCGTAGCATTTCCTGTAGAACAATTTACTGGGCAGGTCTATATCCGTGTACGTGGGCGGCAAATGGTGTTGCGCGTAGAATCTACTGGGTTAGGGGTAACATGGCAAGTGGGTGCTACACGTATTGATATTCGTCAAGATGGACGCCGAGGGGGTTAATTATGGGTATGCTACAAAACGTTAACCCACCAAACTTGCCAGTGCCGGTGCCGGGAAAAGAAGTTGACGCTACGTATGTTAATAACTTACTTAATGTGTTACGTTTGTTTTTCCAACAAATCAACGCCGTGCAACAGTTAACGATTGCAAACGTTAACATAAATATTGATACCCTTCCCACCGAGGCTAATTTGTCGTCGTTACGTTCCGGAGATGTGTACCGATACACGGCGGATAACTCGTTAAGAATAAAGGTTTGAGATGGCACTACCGTTTGTATATTCCAGCGCCACCACGTCGGGACAAAAACAACTTCAATCGCTTGCCCAAAAAGCGGGGGTTGATTATTTGGACGGTAGCACGGTTGACTATCAAGCGATTGCCGATGGACTCGGCGCGTACATTAAAACCGATACTGGGTTTGTTGCCCCTAAAACCTCTCCCGCTGGACTTACATCCGATGATGCTGCGACCTTAGCAAAAAGCTTAGGGATTAAATACTCAACAAAAGATTATCAGCCCCTTGCAAACTCTCTTGGGGCGTTTATTCAAACAGGTAGTACCGTAGTATCTCCAGAAAAATATAAATCAAGTATCCCCATTGACGTTGCAGAATTGGCAGCGAAAAACCTTAACCTGCTTTATATTGATATCGCCGATTTAGCGCGAACGCTACAAACGCCAATTAGTTCTGGCGATACTACAATTAAAGTACCTACCACCGATACGTGGAACAACAGAGTCCTTTCTTACGGCGAAGCAGTTAGGTTAGCCAAAGACCAAGGATTATCCTATATAACACCAAGCACTCTAGCTAATAAATTTCGGGCGTTTATTGTTGATGTGAATGGCACTAAATATGCAGCCCCTACACTAGCAGCGGATGACCCGCTGTCAAAAGTCCCAGTAAGCGAAGCTGCGGCTAAAAACATTGCGGGGAAAATGCATGTTGGGTACTTAAACGCCCAAGATTTAGCCAACACTATTGGACTAAAAACCTATGTAGGTGGGCAACTATATACCCCCGGTAAAGCCGCGGTTCCTACTAGCCGCCCTCGAAACATTGGTTACGAAGAAGCTCTTACTCAAGCAAAAGCACAAGGGTGGGTAAGTCCAGATATAGAAAAGTATAAAAACACTGCTCTTATTGCCGCAGACTTATCAAAATATTTTAATGCAGATGTTTATTCGTCGCCTTTATATACCGGCAGTACTCGTAATAATAACGCTATACGTTATGCCCAAGCCCCTACTTCGCTTATATATGGCCCCACTAATACTGTGTACTCCGAAGATGCGTACACCGAAGCAAAAGCAAATGGTGTTTTTTTCACGTCCAGCCAAGACCTTGCAAATAAATTAAACAAAACTATTGTTAAAGACGGGCAAACATATAAACCTGATACAAAAGCGTCTGGGCTACAAGTTGCTAGTGTAGATGACGTACGAAAATTTGCACAGCAAAATGGACTTCCCACCACAGATTTACAAGGGTTGGCTGATAAGTATAAAATTTTTATTCCCCAACCGTTTGGTAAATTTATTGCGCCGAAAGTAAAGGCTGCAAACCCACTCTCTACAAGTGATGCCGCGGGGATTGCAAGAACATTAGGGGTACGGTACACCAGCACACAGGATTTAGCAAACCAACTTGGGTTTAAAGTTGATACCTTCTCGGCAAAAACCAACGCAAAACGAGAAGAAGCTTACGAAGACGTACTTACTAAATATAAAGAAGATAGCGGAACTAAATTACCAGACGCTCAAATTACTCCTGCCGCAATCGCAAATTATTACGGGATAAGTGTTAAAAACGCCGAAGGTAAAGTTATTGCCAGCCCTACAAATTATTCTACCCAATCGGTCGATGACCTTACAAAACAATTTTATAACTACGCATACAATAATAGGCTTAACGAGTTAAATGACAAACCTAAATGGGACGCATATGAATATAACTCTATAGCAAATACTTTAGCTAGTAAAGGTGTAGATATTTCAAAAATTGAAGTTAGTGCCGCTAAAGCAGCATACTCGACTTACGATAGTAATTCCCCCGTCCCAACACCTAAACCCACAACTACACCAACAACTGTTCCAACAACTGCCCCAACAAAGGTAAATCTATTTGATTCTTTTGATCATAAAATAGATACCGCGTTTAATAAAGTAGTAGAGGCTAAAACAAACTACAACAACGGTATGGGCACCCAGCAAGCCTACGACATTGCCCTAAGAGATTACGAGAATCTACAATCTGAATATAAACGGGCGCAATCTGATGCACAGATTTTTGGTACGCCAAATAGTAGCCTCCTTGGGACTTCCGCGTATAGTAAACAGCTTGAACTAGAAAAAGTTTTTGCTAAAGCGGGGGGTACCGACTCGAATATACTTACGGGGGATGCTTTGGCCTCCGCATTAAAAGCCGCGGGTAATACCGATGGATATGTAGCGGGGAATAATCTTAATTCTTTTAATTCTTATATTGTCAAAGGTGCAGCGGTACTAGGGGTTACTAAAAAAGGGGATAACAAATATAGCGGAGATTTAAACAAAGCAGCAGAGCAACTAGGACTTGATCCTAAAAAATATGATACCCCTACAAAACTATATGACGCAGTTAATACCGAAGCATTAAACCGAGGGTTGTATGTTATTAACTCAAAAACCCCCGTAACTAGTAACTTAACGTACAACGTAAACTTTTTAGATGGCAGTACGCTTTCAACAGGAAACATTGCCCCTAATCATCAAGTAAGTATTTATCAAGCAAACAAAGGGGGGCTTAATCAAATTGGTAACGCCGCTCCTATTTATGCAAACACAACTAAACCCCCATCAACAACTTGGCTAGAAGATTTTGGGGATGCTTTTAGTAATTTTTCCATGAAGTATGTACTCCCCGTAATGATTGCTGGGGCCACCGCGGGGTTGGGCGGTTCTATTGCAACGGGGCTAACTAATGCAGGAGTTAATTCTATTGTAGCAGCGGGTATAGGTAACTCTCTTGCGAGTGGTGCAATAGCGTTAATGACTAATGGAGATGTAAAAAAATCAATGATAGCCGGGTTTACTGGGGGGGCGTTAGGGGCAGGAGTACCTCAAATTACTAGTACGCTCATACCAAGTAGTGTAATTAATACCCTCGCAGATACTTTGGCGCTTAAACCTGAACAAGTTAGCCAAATGCTTAACCAGACTCTTAGCCAAAGTCTGACAGACACGATGCAGGGTAAAGATTTTTTTGATTCTTTTCTTGAAAATGCGGGGGTAAATTTGGCATCCCCCCTAGCAAAAAGTTTAATATCGAATTCAATCAAAGCTATAGACCCTAATGCGTCAAAACAATTAACTAGTTTTGTAAGTAATCTTGGTGGGGTCGCCGCTACCGCCGCTGCGCGGCAACAAGATGTTGAAGCCGTGGTTAAAAAAGCTCTCCCCGGCCTTATATGGGCTGCGGGTAAAGGTATGGTGTTTACTCCACCACGCGAAATTAAACCGGGGGTTATAACTACTGCGGATGCACAAGATGCTGTTGAATGGTACACCCCGCTTTCTCCAGAGAAACAAGAGTATTTAGGGGCTTCAACAGCAGAGATTACAATGGATGAAAATGGTAACTTAGTTCATCCTTCTGCGCGGTATGAAGTAAAAGATAAGAACGCCCCAAAAGTATTCCCTGATTCCGTTGGGTCCCCCGTACTTGGTGAGGGGCAAAAAATTGTGGGGGATGTGGGGTCTTATTATCAAAAAAATAAAGACGGTACAAGCGACCTTATATACACCCGCAATATAGAAGACGATGATGGGTCAGTACTTAAACTATTTATAAACAGCAAAACAGGGGAACTTGCACACCAAGTTGTATACGATGCGCCGATAACTATTGAGATTAATCTCAACGATGATTATGAAGAAGTACCACATGAAAAAACAGCAGAAGAGAAAAAAGTAATAGACAAAAAAATATTAGACCTTGATTCCTTATTTGGTATTAAGCCTGTTGTTATAACCAAACCAACGCCTACGCCTACGCCGACCCCAACACCTACGCCTACGCCGACCCCAACGCCTACAATTAAACCAACGCCTACGCCTACGCCAACGCCGACCCCAACGCCGATCCCAACACCTACGCCAACACCAACACCTACGCCAACACCAACACCAACACCAACACCAACACCAACGCCTACGCCTACGCCTACACCTACGCCAACGCCTACGCCAACGCCTACGCCAACAATCAAACCA